CCGCCGGAGGTTGATGATGAAAGGACTGAAAAATGAGCGAATTACAGATTATCCCAGTGGAAGAGGTGAAGCCAAATCCGGATCAGCCGCGACGGGAGTTTGACCCCGCGGAAATTGAGAACCTGGCGCAATCCATTGAAGCGCACGGGTTGATCCAGCCAATCATTGTAGAGCAAAATAACGGGCATTATGTTTTGATCGACGGGGAAAGGCGTTTACGGGCTGTCAAGTCACTGGGGCTGGCGTTGATCAAGGCAATTGTTCACACATATGATGAAAAACCAGCCGATAAATTGACCCAGGCGGTTGTAGCAAATATGCAAAGATCTGACCTCAACCCAATTGAGGAGGGCGAAGCGTTTGAAAAACTTCACCAGCAGGGACTGACTATTTCGACAATTGCCAGAACCGTCGGGCGTTCCATCGGTCACGTGAACGTAAGGCTGAAGATGTTGGAATTCGAGCCTGAAATCAGGGAACTTTTTGCAAAGGGAGAATTGCCGATTGATCATCAGTTAATTTTTGACTTGCTGAAAGTGACCGAAGATCGCCGCGTATTTTTAGCCACCAGGTACGCTGCAACCGGCATGAGTTCGATTGGCATCAAACGATCTTTAGCCCGCATACTGAGAAACCAGCATCAACCAGATGTTCCACTGAGGGGAAAGCGGCGTTCGCCTGCGGCGATCATGAGCGACATGCCATCCGAAAACCGCATAATGAAGCTTGCCGAAAAGGGTGGAATGTTACCAGAATGGGAATTGATCGAAAAAGCGGCAGATGAGACCTGTAAGAATTGTGATCTCAACGATATTGCGTCTTCCCAGATGTGCAAGAATTGCCCGGCGGTGGAGTTGATCAAGCGGTTGAATAAACTAGTTGAATCAAATCAATAAAGATGGAGGCTGAAAGTGGATCGTAATGATGAATTAACACTGAGAGAAAAACGCGAAGCAATGCTATCCGCATTTGAAAAAATGCCAGAAGAAGATCAAGAGCGCATAGACAACATGATCAATGACCTGGTGCGAAAAATGAAGTTAAAAAATCCGATGATCCAATTCTCATACGAAAGTGGGGTGGAATTGGTTGCACGCCTGGAGCAATTTTTGGCGAGAGGATACTCAGTATGAACGGGCAACTGGTACCGGGTTCAATTGGCGCAATCGCCGCGCAAAAGAATCAATCGTTGGCCGAAACGTTTGTGAGCTGCGATGTGATCATCCTGGTGGACACCAGCGGGTCAATGGACTCACGGGATGCGCGGGGTGGATCTTCGAGATACGACGCCGCCTGCAGGGAATTAACGCAGCTGCAGCAATCATTGCCTGGAAAGCTAGCCGTTTTTTCTTTCAGCTCAGATACTGAGTTCTGCCCGGGCGGGATACCAATCTTTCAAAGCGGCGGCACGAACATGGCCAAAGCGCTGAAAACGGTGAAAATTGCCGATTTGCCAGGAATGAAATTCATCCTGATCAGTGACGGTGAACCGGATGAACCAGGCAGAACACTCAGTATTGCGGGGACATTCCAGAACCGTATTGATGTCATTTATGTGGGTCCGGAAGACCGACCCACCGGGCGGAAATTTTTGCAAGAGCTGGCGGCGGTCACTGGCGGGAAAAGTGTGACGGCAAGCTGCGCTGACCGCCTGGCAGACAGCGCGCGGCAATTGCTTGGCAGTGGAACATGAGCACGGCGAAGACTTCCACTTCAGCAAAAATTGCGGATTACGTTGCCTGGATGCGCGGGATGGGGTATGAGTTCAAGCTCAATGAAATCACCGACCAGGTGGAGTGCAACGGTGTGCCTTTATCAGACGAGCTGTTCAGCAAGATCCAGTATCAGTTGATCGAAAGGGGGCTGACCGTTGAACGCTACGCACGGGTGGCGGTGGGCGCAACAGCATTTGACAATCGCTACCACCCGGTGAAGGACTACCTGAGCCGACTACCGTATGACGGCGGACATTACTTCGATGACCTGGTGGCGTGTTTTGACAATCCGGACCGGCTGATCGCGGTCTACTTGCGAAAGTGGATGCTGGGAACAGTGGCCAAGACAATCGAAGGCAAACAAAACCGCATGTTGATCCTGGATGGTCCCCAGGGGATCGGAAAATCGCTGTTTGTTCAATGGTTGTGTTCCGGTCTTCCTGAGTATTTCACCGAGGGCGGGATCGACGCCGATAATCACGATACGAAGATCCGACTGACCACAAAGTGGATCTGGGAAGTGGGTGAACTCGGGGCGACATTCCGCAAATCAGACCGTGAAGCGATGAAGAATATCATCACGATGCAGAATCTGACCTTCCGGCGGCCGTACGGGCACTTTGAAAAGACGAAGCCCATGCTGGCCAATCTGATTGGCACAATCAACAACGAGGGCGGGTTCCTGGACGATCCAACGGGCAGCCGGCGCTTCATGATCTGCGAAGTGAAAAATATTGACTGGCAAACCTACACACAACTGGATGTCAATAAACTGTGGGGCGAGATCTACGCGGCGTACCTGCTCGGCGAGGATACTGAGTTCACCGAGGCGCAAAAACAACAAACAGCAAAGAATAACCAGAAATATGAAATTGAGGATCCGCTGGAAATTGTGCTGCGAGACAAGTTTGCGATCAAGCCGGGAGACCTGACGCTGTGGACCTCCACGGCGGAGCTGATGTACACCCTGCAGGATAAAGTAAAAATGCCTTCTGCAAAGGCATTCCAGATGGCACTGTCGACCACGTGCAAGAAACTGGGATTGGAAAAAGGCAGCCATAATAACCAGCGCGGCTATTACGGGATTGGGACAAAATACCCATGAAATTATGCAACCTCGGGGCAAAATTGCGCATAGCCTTTGCAACCTCGGCTCAAAATCATGCAACCTCCATGCAACCTCGGGTTCCTGGATCGCGGTTTTTGAGCCGATTTTCGGCAAAAATCAAGTTCAAAATCGGCATTTTACCAAAATTGCGTGTAGTATTTGCAACCTATGCAACCTCAAACCCCACAATCTTAACTGGTTTTTTGAGTACTTTGTTAATTAACAGGAGGTTAAAAGGTTGATGAAATATATGAAAATGTTTGTTGCGAAATTGGTTGCATAGGTTGAAAGGTTGCATGATGACGAGGTTGATATGACGCTTTTTGAAACTGCGCTTACCTGGGTAAGCAGGGGTTATTCGGTAATTCCGATCGGTTATTATTCCAAAAAACCGATCATCAAATCCTGGCAGCCGTATCAGGATCGATTGCCAAGCGACCAGGAATTACTGGAATGGTTTCCTTCTGAATTGAGGAATATTGCGCTGATCACCGGCAAGGGATTATGCGTAATCGACTTTGATGTACTGGATGTGTTTGATTACTGGAATCAACTGTTTCGCCTAAAAACTTACATGGTCAAAACTCGCCGCGGGATGCACGTATATCTCAACACAAAGCAGACGGCAAAAAACTATCACTCGCCGTTGCTTGATATCAAGGCCGAGCGCGGGTATGTATTGATCCCACCGTCGATCCATCCCAGCGGATTTCAGTACACGGTTTACAAAAATGCGCCGATTCTGACCGTGAATCAACTAAGCGATGTGTTGCCGGTTGAGTTTACGCCGGAGCCGGAAATCGCCCCTACTGAGTCCTTCGAAATTGAAAATGATCCATGGGTAATTGCAGATAGAGCAGATTATTTTGAATCTGATATTGTGCAAAAAATTAGAGAGCAGGTTTCGATCCTCAGTATCCTGAATGGAGAGAGATCTTCACCTGACGGGCGTTGGTACACGACTTTTTGTCCATTTCATGAAGATCATAATCCGTCGTTTTGGATTGATGCAGTTCGTGGATTATGCGGCTGCCGGAAGTGCAATATCAAAGAGATGGATGTGATCAATTTGTATGCGAGGCTACACAATACCAGCAATAGGCAGGCGATTCTTGAATTACAGCATAAGCTTGCACAACCAGGAGAATAATGATAGCAAAAACTTTCGTTTGTCCACAATGTAACAAGGTTATTGGTTCAATTAAAGTAGTTAACAACGTTGAGTTGTTGCAAATTGATGGGGTATTATGCCGTGAATTACGCGGATTTTGTAAGCATTGCGCGGGTGAAATTCGGTTTTCAACGTCTGATAGCGTATTCAGGGCATTGATGGAACAAACAATGCGGGTGGACAAATAAGGTTTTGACGGATGGGAAATAATGAATGTCGGGGCAAAAAGCGTTATAATGGATTAACAATTTAATAGCGAATCTGTGGGTTACGCGCCCGTTGGAAAAGACTTAATGGTCTTATTCACCGGGCGAAATTTATTTAACTTACTGGAGGTTGAAATGAAGTTTCTAAAATGGTTTGCATTTGCTTTGGTGGTGCTGGTGGTGTTCGTGGCGGTGTTGCTGGCTGCGAATGTAATCCTGCCTGAGGGATGGACGCTCTCGAGTGAGATCCTGTTGGGGCTGGCGGCGATCGGTCTGTCGTTGGTGCTCTCGTACTGGCCGAGTGTGCGGGTGCAGTTCGCGAGTTTGCCGTCGCATTACAAATCATTGGTCAATCTAATTTCAGTATTCTTGCTGGCGATCATCATGTACTTGGGTGTGTGCGTTCAGTTTTTTGAGATACCAGGGCTGGTGTGCACGGCGGCGGGGATCAAACAATTGGCGATCTACGTGATCATCGCAGTGGGAGGCAATCAGCTGGCATATGTGGCCAGCGCGCAACCAGCGGATGTGATCGAGGCGAAGATCGTCAGAGACGTTGAATCAGGATAATGCAATGGCAGCGGCGACCGGTACAAGCAACGCTGTAATTCTGCAAAAGCTCGTTACCTTGGAGGCTTCGATAAAGCGAGTGGAAGACAAACTTGATTCCATTGATTGCAGGGTCCAGACCATTGAACGGGACGAGGTCAAAACAAAGACTGTGATCAATACTGTGGAGGATCACGAGGGCAGGATCCGGGAACTGGAACGGCTTGCGCCGGCAATGAAGATCGTGATCTGGGTGGCGACTGTTCTGGGAGTCTCGGTGATCGCGCTGATCTGGGCGATGATCACGGGGCAGGCTGGAATCATTTTCAAGTAGAGGGTTGATGGCGGATACCAGGGATAAGCGGCCGCAAAAGTTGAATAACCGGCAGCGGTTATTTGTGCAATATTACCTGCAAACCTGGAATGGGTCTCTGGCGGCCGAAAAAGCGGGTTATAAACACCCCAAAAAAAACGGCGCACGATTACTGTCCTTTCCGCTGGTAAAAGCTGAGGTAGAAAAAGTTCTTACCGAGCAGAAGGTCAAAGCCAGTGAAGTAATCATGAGGACGCAACAGATCAGCCAGGTGAACGCGGCCGACTTTATGATTTTCAATGAAAACTACGATCCAACGTCAGGCAAGACGGATCTTGAATACGCCGGGATCAACTGGGACGCCGTTAAGGAAAAAGGTTACCTGGTGAAGGGGATCAAATATACCAGGCAGGGAATCCCCTATATCGAGCTGCACGACCCGCTGGTTGCATTGGATAGGCTTGGCCGGCATTTCGGTATGTTTTTGGAGAATAACGGGCAAGACGGCGGCGGGGGGAATAGCGTTCTGCCCTCATTGCCGGCGGACCTGGTAGCGCCCGAGTTCCTGAACGATTACCGGGACATCCGGGCCCATAACCATACTGAGTATCTCGAATACGGTGGAAGAGCGTCAACAAAGTCCTCGTTTATTTCATTGGTCTCAATATGGCTGCTCGTGAATAACCCGGGTATCCACATGCTGGCGTTGCGCCAGGTGGCGAATACCTTAAGAGACTCAGTGTATGCGCAGCTGGTTTGGGCGATCAACGAGTTGGATCTAGGAGATGCTTTCAGCTGCATAACAAGCCCGCTGGAGATCAAATACAAACCTACGGGGCAGACGATTTACTTCAGGGGGGCTGACGACCCCGGGAAGATCAAATCGATCAAAACGAAGTTCGGGTACATTGGGATTTTGTGGTTCGAGGAACTTGATCAATTCCACGGGGAAGAGGCGATCCGTAAGATCGAGCAGTCGGTAATCCGTGGTGGTGACCTGGCATATGAGTTCAAGAGCTGGAATCCGCCCCAGACAGCGAACAACTGGGTGGAGAAGTATAAACAGATCCCGAAGGCGAACCAGTTTCAGCATCATTCAACTTACTTGACAGTTCCGCCCGAATGGTTGGGGAAAACTTTTATTGAAGAGGCTGAGCATCTAAAAGCGGTTAATCCGAAAGCGTATGAACACGAGTATCTGGGTGTGTCAAACGGCACGGGCGGCCTGGTATTTGAAAATGTACAGGTCCGAAAAATTGAGAAAGAAGAACTCGATCAGTTTGATCATATTCTGATGGGTGTTGACTGGGGGTATTACCCGGATCCGTTTGCTTGGGTAAAGTGTCACTACGATGCTGCCAGGCATGTTCTTTATCTTGTTGATGAGCTGAGGATGGTTAAAGCTGGAAACAGAGACACTTACAATGCTCTGGTCAGTGAAAAAGGTGTATCTCCGGACGATTTGATTATTGCGGATTCGGCGGAGCCAAAAAGCGTGGCGGATTACCTGGAATATGGGTTGAATTGCCGCGGGGCTGAAAAGGGACCGGAATCTGTTAAGTATTCCATGAAGTGGCTGCAATCCTTAGCGGTGATTGTTGTAGACCCGGAGCGGTGCCCAAATTCTACAGAGGAGCTTCTGGGGTATGAGCTCGAACAGGATAAAGACGGGAATTTCATCTCGGCTTACCCTGACAGGGATAATCATTTCATTGATGCAACACGGTATTCAACCAACCTGATCTGGAGAAGGCGAGGGCAATGATGATCGAAAAGATTCTCCAATGGTTAAAAGGAGTATGGTCAAAGATGATTGGATTAGACAGTATTAAAACGTATCTGGGAACAAATGTTTCGCTAAGCAGCGAAATGACCGAGGCGATCAAGTTATGGTCCGATATGTACGAGAACAAGTCGCCATGGCTGAAAGACGGTGAGGTATTCAGCCTAAATATTGCCGGCGCAGTTGCTTCAGAGATTTCACGGGCTGTGACGCTGGAAATGAGCGTTGATTGCGGGAAAGGGACAAGAGCAGCGTTTCTGCAAAAACAACTCGACCGGGTGATCCAAAAATCACGGGTCATGGTGGAGTATGGCGCCGCCAAAGGCGGGATCATGTTTAAGCCATACCCGAAGGATAAATCCATTGAAGTTGATTTCATTCAAGCGGACCAGTTTTATCCTACCGAGTTTGATTCGAGCGGCAATATCACCGGGTGCATCTTCGCGGACCAAAAAAATCGCAACGGTAATTACTACACAAAGCTCGAATATCATCATTTTGGCGAGGCGAACCTTGGCAACGGCAACAAGGCAAGCGGTTATGTGATCCAAAATATGGCATTTAAGAGTGCAACTCAATCTGAATTGGGAACCCAGGTTCCGTTGGATTCGATATCAGAGTGGGCAGATATTCAGCCGATCGCAGTGATCAGCATTGACCGCCCGTTGTTCGCGTACTTCAAATATCCACTGGCAAATAATGTCGACCCGAGCAGCCCGGTCGGTGTGAGCTGCTTTTCGCGAGCAGTGGGACTGATTGAACAGGCTGACAAACTGTGGTCAAACCTGGTATGGGAATTTGATAGTGGGCAGCGGGCGCTCTATGCTGACGTACTGGCTTTCACCAACGAAAATGGGAAGAAAGTTTTGCCCATGAAGCGCTTGTACCGCGCGTTGAATGGAACAAACAACCCGGTGGGCGGAAACCCAGAGGGGTTGTTCCACGAGTGGAGCCCGGACTTCCGCGAGCAATCCATACTGAGCGGCCTAGACGCCGTGCTGAAGAAAATCGAATTTCAATGCGGGCTTTCATATGGCACAATCTCAGATCCTTCTGTGGAGGCGAAGACTGCCACCGAGATCGTGATCAGCCGGCAGCGAACGTACGCAACGATCACCGATGCCCAAAAATCATTGCAGAATACCCTGGATCAGTTGTTGTGGGCAATGGATATCTGGACTACGTTGAATAAACTTGCACCCGCCGGCAAATATCAGGCGGTGTATGAGTTTGATGATTCAGTGGTTGTTGACAAGGACACGATGTTCCAGCAGGATATGCGCCTGGTTCAGCAGGGGCTAATGAGCAAGGTTGAATTCAGGATGCGCAACTTTGGTGAAGACGAAACAACGGCCAAGAAAATGATTCTATTGGCGAAAGAAGACTCGTTACAGGAATCAAATTTATTCCAGGGGGCGTAATTGCTTGAATTTGATGACCTGGATGTGTTGAGCGGCCCAATCATTGAACTGTACGAGCAATACACTCAATCGGTTCTCAATGAGATTGCGCGACGGCTAAAAACACAGATACTGAGCGGCAAAACAGCCTGGATGATGCAAAGGTTGACAGAAAGCGGTTTGATATACGAGTATGCGCTAAAGGAACTGGAAAAGCTCACGGGGTATGGTGACCGAGAATTGCGCCGGGCATTTCAAAAGGCGGGGGTTCGTGCGACCCAGTTCGATGACTCGGTATACGCTGCGGCGGGGTTAAAACCGCTGCCGTTGAATTTATCACCGGCCATGGGGCAGGTTCTGGCGGCGGGGCTGCGGAAAACCGAAGGGGTGATGCATAACCTGACACTGAGCACCGCGCTCTCCGCGCAAAACGCGTTCGTTGATGCGGTAGACTTGGCGTATATGCAGGTCTCAAGCGGGGCGTTTGACTATATTTCTGCAATCCAAAATGCGATTAGAGACACGGCGGCAAATGGGCTGCCTGTGATCCAATATGCGAGAAGAAAAGACCAACTTGATGTGGCTGTACGCCGCGCTGTGCTGACCGGGGTATCGCAAACCACAGGAGAGCTGCAGCTTGCACGAGCACGCGAGCTTGGTGTGAATCAGATGCAGGTGTCGGCTCACATCGGGGCCAGAAATAAGGGCACGGGGCCGGCGAATCATGAGCTCTGGCAGGGAAAGGTGTACAGCATTGACGGGGGGACGGCGAAGTATCCGAATTTAGTGGATGCAACCGGCTATGGCACTGTAACCGGTTTATATGGGATCAATTGCCGGCATTCCATGTATCCGTTCTTTGAAGGGATATCTGAAGAACTATATTCTAAAAAGACGTTGGACAGTTATTCGGAGAAGACTGTTAGATACAAAGATAA